GATCTTTTTCCTGAATATAATGGTAAAACAGTTGTATTTGATTATTCTGCTATACGTCCAGCAGGAGCTTATCTAAAATCAAGTGGAGGTAAAGCTCCGGGTCCAGAACCATTAAAGAATGCTTTGACTAGCATCAAGAAAACACTTGACAATGCTATTAAAAATGGTCAGAAGAAACTCAAGCCAATTGAAGCGTATGACATTGTTATGTATGGCGCTGATGCTGTAATCAGTGGCGGTGTTCGTCGTAGCGCTACTATCTGCGTCTTTTCTGCCGACGACGAAGAAATGGCAAAAGCTAAAACTGGATCATGGTTTATTGATAATCCACAGAGAGGACGATCAAACAATTCTGCCTTATTGCTTCGCAACGAAACAACAAAAGAACAGTTTACAGAACTCATGCAATCTGTTAAAGAGTTTGGAGAACCCGGATTTGTATGGTCTGATTCTACAGAATTGATTGTCAATCCATGTGTGGAAATTGGCATGTGGCCCGTCGATGAGCAGACAGGTAAAACTGGATGGCAGGCGTGTAATCTATCTACAATTAACTGCGCTAAGGTAACTACAAAGAAAGAGTTTTATGAAGCGTGTGCTTCCGCTGCAATTATTGGCACACTACAGGCTGGATTTGCTAGTTTTCCATATCTTGGAGAGGTCTCAGAAAGAATTATTAGCCGCGAAGCTTTACTGGGTGTTTCAATGACGGGTGTTATGGAGCAACATGAAATTTGTCTTGACCCAGAAGTGCAAAAAAGAGGCGCAGAAATAGTAAAAGAAACCAACAAGAAATTAGCTGCACTAATTGGTGTTAATCAAGCGGCTCGTACAACCTGTGTTAAACCAGAAGGAACATCAAGTTGCATTCTTGGAACATCGTCTGGTATTCACCCCCACCACGCCAAGAGATACATCCGTAGAGTCCAAGCTAATAAGCTGGAGCCAATATACCAGTATTTTAAAACAATTAATCCTAGAGCTTGTGAAGAGTCTGTGTGGTCAAATAATGACTCAGATGACGTAGTAGCATTTTGCGTAGAAGTTCCAGACGGCGCAAAGATCAAAAATCAAGTTGGTGCAATCGACCTTCTTGAGTATGTAAAAAGTACGCAAAGAAACTGGGTTGTAAGCGGTACAAACCCAAAGCAATGTACTCAACCTTGGTTGACGCATAATGTTTCTAATACTATTAATGTAAAGCCAGATGAATGGGATTCTGTTACAGATTTTATATATAAATATCGTAAATATTTTTGTGGCGTTTCTCTTCTTCCCATAGCTGGAGATAAAGATTATGCTCAAGCTCCGTTCACAACGGTGTATTTACCCAGTGAACAGATACAACACTATGGAGATGCTGCAATGTTTGTTAGCGGTCTGATAGAAATTGGACTACAACTATATGAAGATAATCTTTGGGCAGCGTGTGATAGTTTATTAGGTGTTGGTCAAAAGGCTAAAGGTACAGAAAAAAAATCTTATAAAGATAGATGTCAAAAATTTGCTGATAAATACATGAATGGAGATTTAAAACAATTAACATATTGTATGAAGGATGTTTACAATTGGCATGAATGGTTAGATATCAACCGTGAGTACAAGGAAGTACATTACACCAACGTAATTGAAGAACAGAATAATGTAAATCCAGTACAAGAGGTAGCTTGTGCTGGCGGGAAGTGTGATATAATCTAGGAGTTAACTATGGTTTTTGTGTATGTTAAATTATTGAACGAAGAAGCAGAGACACCGACTAAAGCTCATCGCGGTGATGCTGGCTATGACTTGTATGCGTCTGAAAACACAGTCGTAGTTGGCAGACAACGAACAACTATAAAAACAGGAGTTTCCTTTGATATGCCAGAAGGATTAGCCGGATTAATTTGGCCTCGTTCTGGACTGTCTGTAAAAAGGGGATTAGATGTTTTAGCTGGAGTCGTGGATTCTGGCTATAGGGGAGAGGTCATGGTTTGTTTATACAATACTTCTGACGAAGATGTAGAAATAAATCGTGGGGATAGAATCGCACAGATTATATTCCAAGAGGTTCCTTTAGTTTCTCTAATTGAAGCAGAAGAATTAGAAACCTCGCAACGAGGGAGTAACGGTTTTGGCAGCACAGGCACATAACAATCGAAAAAAGCGTCAAGAAAAAAAAGCACATAAACCAAAAGTACTGGAGGCTAAGACTGAGAATCAAAAATATTATATAAGATCAATTATAGAAAACGATATAGTTTTCTGTACTGGACCTTCTGGTAGTGGTAAATCATTTATCGCAGCTGGAATAGCAGCACAAAAGATTTTAAAAGACGAAATAGACATGATAATTGTAACTCGTCCTTTGGTGTGTGCGGGTAAAGATCTTGGTTCTCTGCCGGGAGAACTGAACGAAAAAATAAAACCATATCTACAACCTATGGAGGAAAATTTAAAATATTTTTTAGGTAGAGATAAATTTGGTTATTATTATAATCAAAGAAGGATTAGATTTGAACCCCTAGAAACTATGAGAGGATCGACGTTCCACGACTCGTATATGATATTAGATGAAGCTCAAAACTGTACACTTGAGCAAATTAAGATGTTTGTTACGCGAATGGGAAAACACTCTAAAGTACTTGTAAATGGTGATAATAAACAAACAGATATATATAAGCACACTGGATTAGAAACATGTATGCAAAAATTATCTAATGTTACGGGGGTCGGAATCTCTCAATTAGAGTATCATGATATACAGAGGAACGGAATTATAGGAGCAGTTTTATACGCATTAGAGTCTTAGAGTTCATGGTGTTATTTAGTTTATTCTAGATTTAGCTCATCACTCTAAGACCCAACCTAGTCCCGGTTAGGGTTCAGGAAGTTATCTAATTAATTTTAGATTCATATCTTTACCCTAGCCGGGGGACAAAACAAGCCAGATTCAAGACATCTTCTAGTTAACTCTAGATTCAGTCTGTTATCTGGCACAATACAAGGATTTTGAAATGTTATATGATTATGGATGTACAAATTGTGGCGAAACATTGAAAGATGTTAGACAGTCTATTCACGACGATGCCCTAGAAAATTGCCCTTCTTGTGGTAAAAATACTCTAGAACGAGTAATATATGGAGGGCTAGGTTCTTTTATGACTGACTCCAGCACCATTGGCGGTCAGGCTGATAAGAATTGGTCTAGAATGGGTAGCTATCAAAAGTCAGAGATAGAATCTAAAAGTCAACATCTTAAAGTAGCGCAAGAGAAAAAAGAACAGCGTATCAAAATAAATAAAATGACTCCAGAACAGAAAAAGAAATATATTATTAAAGGTGAATAAATGAAATATGTTGAAAACTATACATCAAAAGATGCTAAAAAAGACACAGAAACAAAATCTTATAACGCCTTTGGTCAAAGTGTATCAGACGATAGTGATACTGTATATGCAGAATATAAAGCAATTGATATAGGAGAAAGGGTACAAAAGAAATTCTTTGTACTTACATCAAATGGCACTCTGTTTGACCCCAGAGGCACAGACAGTCACAGGGCTAATCAAATTCGTAAAGAACTAAAATCAACTTCAAAGCAAACATTTGACTACTATGTTAAGTATTTGCAAACTAAAAACACGTTGTTTATGCGACGAGCAGAAAGGAGCTTTATAAATGGCTAAAAAAGGACCAATCAGTAAGGTTGAAGCATTTTATATTGACAATAATTACAGAGATAAAGAGATAGCAGAAATTGCTGTAGATCTAGATAGGTCAATAAAATCTATAGAAACATATATTAAAAAAAATATTACTCACAAGGCCAAACAAACTACAGTTACAGCGGGTGAACACATTCACCATCATCGTGGATCAACCATTATGACTGAAACTGCATCTACGCTTGCAGATGAAAAGCGTAAAGTTGGGCCTAGAAAAAATCAATCTTGCGTAACTAAAATTAAAGCTGAATAATGAAATATATCATAGGCGAAGATGGATGGCGTAGAGCGTATGCCAACACTGACAACAGAAGAAAAATATGGATTTACATACAAACTTCTGACGATAAAGAAATATACTTAGATGATTACGATAAATGGACGACATTCCAAAAATATTGTGATGATAATAATGTATATATAAAAGGTATTGGCTTGCGTTATAGATCTCATTGTATTAAAATGGAAAATGAAGATGCAGAAGCAGTATATCTAGTAAGATCTATAAAAGCAGAATTGCAAGGCAAGTCGATAGACTGCTATACGATAGGGTTTTTAAAAGATAATAAAGTTGAAAAAACAATGTGGATCGTCCCAGCCTTGATAGAAGAGGCTCAACATACAGACAATTTTGAAGAGTGTTTTGAAGAGGCTTTTGTATACAATGTCAGACAAGGCGAAGCCATTTAGCAAGAATTATCAAAAGCAGTGGTCTGAAACTTATAAGTATAAACATATTCATACGGGTGAATATTGTAACTTTGAGTCTTACGTCGCTGAATTTCTTATTCTTAGATGGACAGAATCATTTAAGATGGACAGACCATCTTATAAATTTTGGACAGTGGGCGACAAGTATCATGACATGTTTATCAGAAACATGAAAGCGGCTACGGGATTAAAGAAAAAGTTTCCAGAGCATATAATTATAGAAGCTATAAAGTCAAGTCATTTTAAAAACATATATCACATTGGACTTAAAGCTTACGGCCCTAGAGGTTGGAAGTATAATCAGGTTGCACTTGAAGCAATAAAGAGCTATAATAATGAAGTCAAAGTTGCAGAAAAGATTGCCAAAAAAGCAAAAACTAAACCTGAACAAAACACAGTTGAAGACAAACAAGAAGTTAAAGTAAGAAGAACGCAGACGTATTCTAAAAATAAAACAATGATAAACAAATTGAGGGATCTATGAGTAAAGTTAAGAAGAAGAAAGTATCTAATAAGTTTGACACTGATGTAGTAAGCAATTCCGTGGTTAGTAAATATGGAGATGTTGTTAGCACTGGTACTGAGGTCTTAGAAAATATTAACCAATTGGAAGTAATTGGTGTATCTCCAGCGTTAGACATCGCGTTGGGAGGTGGACTTAGAGAAGGATCTGTAGTGGTCATGACAGGTGATCCTAAGTCTGGTAAAACCACGACAGCATTGCACTTTGCTGCAAAGTGTCAAGCTCAAGGAAAACGTGTCATTTATCTTAACACAGAAGGTAGGTTGTCTAAGCAAAATTTTGATGGGATTAAAGGTTTAGATCCTGAAGGAATTCTTATTGTACAGTCTACAGACGATAAGATTTTATCAGCAGAAGAGTTTCTAAACATTACAGAGTATTACATTAATAATGATCCGGGTTGTTTGATCATTGCAGATTCATTATCAAATATGGTTCCATCAGTAGAGCTAGACGGTGAAGTTCGTACAGGTGTGCGTAACGCATTGCCTCGATTACTATCTATGTTTTTCAAACGTATTAGTGGCTCTCTAATGAAGAATAAAACAATACTAATTGCTGTTACTCACAATATCGCAAACACTGGTGGATCTCCATACGCACCAGCAAAGATGGCAGACTGTGGAAATATGTTGCAATATCAAGCTGGTACAAACATGGTAATCACCCATCGTGGTCGATGGCAAATTCCAAAAGATACTGGGCCTCACGTTGGTCAGATAGCAAACTGGAACGTCAAAACATCTTGCGCTGGCGGTACTCCAAATAGCACAGCGGAAAGTTGGATTAGATATGGCATTGGGCTAGACGAAGTACAAGAGGTTGTACAGATAGCATGTGAGTTTAGATTAATTAAATCTGCTGGTGCTTGGTATACAATACAGTGCGCGGTCGATAACTTAGAAGATCCGGTAATACAAAAGATACTAAGTGATAATAATATTTCTGATAAAGAAGAAGACATAGAAAGATTTTTTAAATTTCAAGGATCAAACAACTTATCAGAATTTTTAAATGAGAATCCACAAATTGCTTCTTTCGTATATGACAAGATAAAGGAGCTATTTTGATAAAGAATATTATAAGTATATGCTTAGGCATATTACTATCTAAAATAATTACAGAGGTTTTAAATGAAGGTTACAGGTATAAATGGCAAAGAGTACGCTTGGAATTTAACAAGCTACAATGTAGATGCAAACGACAATCGCAAACGGTCAAAGTTCCACATTCGCGCAAGAAAACTCCTTAAGACTATCTACCATAGTTACAGAATATTAGAAGAAGTTAAACTACCGGGAAGCACTGAGTCCCACAGGAAAGGTGTATTATATTTAGATTTTTACATACCACAAATCATGCTAGCAATAGAAGTTCATGGTCAACAACATTATAAGTACACACCGTTCTTTCATAAAAACAAAGCCGATTTTGCTATTGCAAAAGCTAAGGATGAAGATAAAATAGATTGGTGCAAACTAAATAGAATTGATATAATAGTATTGAAGTATTCTGATACAGATGAGCAGTGGAGAGAACAAATTGAAAACGGCGAGTGAGCAGTTGGCTGACTTGAAAGCTATGGTTGACGACTTTTTAAACGCTAGTCATGCTAGGTTTAATAAGAAGTTCAGAGATGATTGGCATAGATGTGCTAATGCTGATAGGGAAACCATCAGTTCTCTTACCCAAGCAGAACTATTTGATTGGTCGTATCAACTATATAGCTACTCCACACATCTACAAGATGAATTAAATATGCAGAAGATTGCTCTAAATTGGTGTAACGACAAGCTAAATAAAATGGTTGCAAAAAACCACGATCAGTTTAGTAAGTATACTAAATATGAGGAACGTAGACCACTTATAATTGTAAACGATGAATACGCAGCAACAGTAGATCACTATCGTGAGATTGCAGAGTCAAGGATACAGGCACTTGACGGTAAAATATATGAATTGAAACGTAAAGCAGATATATTACTAGAGAAAGGTAAAAGATTATGAGTATGGATGAGTTTGTTAAGACATTGAGTGTGGAACAAAAAGAGGCTTTAATCAAAGCTTTAAATAGCAAAGAAGCATTTTCTACGCACCCTCCACACATACAATCAGAACTAGAAGAAACAAACGACATTACAGATGATTTTAGAGTAGTTAAAAAGTCTACTTTGGGATCAAATCGTCGTAGGGAGCCAGTAAAAGCAAGGGAAAATACTTGGACAGACACTGGAGAACACAAAGAAGTAGAGACTCCAAATGTGCATAGAACTCCCAGAAATAGACCACCACCAAAAAAGAAACACGTAACATGCAATGCTTGTGGTAAAAAGTACCAAGTAAATGCTAATATTGTATATGGGGAATATTATAGGTGTGATAGGTGTACAGGTAGATAATGCAAGATAAACTATTAGATGTCGGTGCAGAACGGGCAGTGCTAGCTGGTTTAATCCAGTATGGTATTGATGGCTACATAACTGTATCAGATTTTGTAAATGATGACACGTTTGGCAATCACAATAATCAAATTATATACAAGTGTGTAAAGCATATTATTAATAACGATCAGTCCGTAGATATTGCTTCACTTCTTTCTGCCGCAGAACAATTAAAATTTTCTGAGACTATAAATACTAAGCAAGAACTTAAGTATATAAAGTCGCTGTTTGATTTTCCAGTAGACAAAAATAATATCATAAAGTTTGCAGCTCAAATGAAAAAGTTTGAGTTTGCTCGTAAGATTAAAAAACTTACAAGTAAAGTAAACAAAGATATGGATGATGTCACTGGGTCAGAAACAATAAATGAAATTATACAAAAGCTAGAAGATCCTGTTACAGATTTTTTACGCGAGGATGATGGTGGAGAACATCCAGAAAAGATTGGCGAGGGAGTAGAAGATTATGTCAAATTTCTCGAAGAAAATCAGTGCGATATCATTGGTATACCCACGGGGTTCGCTAGGTACGACGAAGCCATTGGCGGTGGTCTTAGACGAAAATGCGTTGATCTTATATCTGCAAGACCAAAAGTTGGTAAGTCAGTATTCGCTGATAATGTTGCCCTTAATGTATCCTCCACCGGAGTCCCCGTCCTAGTATTAGATACAGAAATGTCAAAAGAGGACCATCTAAATAGACTTATAGCTAATATTAGCAAGGTTCCTATTAATGAAGTTGCTACTGGTAAATTTGCAGAAGATCCATTGAAGATGGATAATGTACAAAAAGCTGTTGATCATTTATCTAACATACCATACAGTTACGCCACGGTCGCAGGAAAGCCGTTTGAACAGATACTTAATGTGATCAAGCGGTGGATTGTACAAGAAGTGAAGACAGATGAAAATGGGAAGACAAATGACTGCTTAATTATCTATGATTATCTAAAGCTGATGTCATCTAATTCTATTACAAACAATATACAGGAATATCAGGCTCTAGGTTTTCAAATAACTTCACTTCATAATTTATGTGTTAAGCTAGACATGCCATGTTTATCTTTCGTGCAATTAAATAGAGATGGTATCACCAAAGAAAGTACTGACGCTGTGAGTGGGTCAGACCGATTGATATGGTTGTGTACGTCTTTTACAATATTTAAAGCTAAGTCTACAGAAGAGCTTGCAGAAGATGGACCAAATGCTGGCAATAGAAAACTAGTGCCGATTGTTTCTAGACATGGCGCTGGAATGGACGATGGAGATTATATAAATATGCAAATGCAAGGCGCACACGCAAAACTTATAGAACTTCAAACAAGAAATGAATTAAAGAATCAGCCAATTGGCGACACGGGATTAATTAATAATGACTCTATGAAGAAATTAGCAAATGAACTTGCAACAGATCAAGAAAAAACTGAATGAAAATGCAGAACTAATTTTCAGTGAGCTGGGAATGAAATGTGAAGTTTTCTCTGATAATATATATTCAACATGCCCAGTGCATGAAGGAAGTGATAATCCTAGAGCATTTTCTTTTTCTCCACAGAGAGGAATGTGGAAATGTTGGACTAGAGAATGTCAAGAAGAATATAGAAATGATATATTTGGCCTGATAGCAGGAGCGTTATCAGCGCAAGAAGGAAAGGATGTAGAATTTAAAGAAGCTTTACAATGGGCCTGTAAAATCCTAAACATTAAACAAACATACTCAAAAGTCCCCACAAAAACTGAAGAAGTAGAAGAAGATTCAATATATGAAACAATAAAGATACTAAAAGAAAAAGAAGTCCTTAATACTCATAAGCCAATAACTATTGACTATGACCTGTCAATACCATCAGAATACTTTATAGCAAGAGGATTTAATAAAAAGACTATGAAATATTTTGGTGTGGGAGATTGTCATGCAAATGGTATAATGAAGGAAAGGGCAATCATACCAATACACGACGATGATGGTAAAGATGTGGTTGGCATCATCGGAAGATCTATGCGCGATTATAGAATGCCCAAATTTTTATTTAATCCTAAAGGGTTTGATAAAAGATACTACTTTTATAATTACCACAGGGCTATGAAGAAGGCTGAAGAAACATCCTGCCTTTATATAGTAGAAGGTCAAGGGGATGTTTGGAAATTATATGAAGCTGGCGTTTTAAATGTAGTTAGTATATTTGGAAAGACTATAACTGAACAGCAAAAAAACAAACTACTAAAACTACCTATAACGCATCTTATAATTTTAACAGATAACGATCAAGCTGGTAGAGAATCTAAAGTACAAATACAAAGACAGCTAAATAGACTTTATAAATTAACATTTCCAAAATTTATACAAAAAGATATTGGCGATATGGATATCAAGAAAATTAAAAAAGAAATACTAGCTAACTTAAGAGGTACTTATTGATGGCTAAGATAATAGGAATTTCAGGCACAAAACAAGCTGGTAAAAATACTGTAGCCAACTTTATAAATGGCTCAGTATTAAAACAAATGGAAATGATTTCTGACTTTAAGATAAACTTGGATGGACAGCTAGAAATCCAAACCTTAGATTCTTCTGGTCATCAGGGCTGGGGAATCTTTGACGTAACTAGAAAAGACAAAGACTTCATAGAGTACGCTGACCTCAACCTATGGCCTCATATTAAAATATATCACTTCGCAGACTGTTTAAAAAAAATGTGCATCGACTTGTTTGATCTTGAGCCTCAACAAGTTTACGGTACAGATGATGATAAAAATACCATGACACCATATGGCAAAACATCTAGAGAATTTTTGCAGTATCTTGGTACAGATGTGATGCGAAAGATTAAAGATACGATATGGGTAGACTATACAATTAAAACAATACTAAAAGAAAAATCAGAAATAGCCTTGATACCAGATGTAAGATTCCCTAACGAAGTAGAAGCTATACATAAAGCTGGAGGAATTGTATTGAGGCTAACAAGGAATCCATATGCAAGCGACCATTACTGCGAAACTGCGCTAAGTCTTGAAAAATATGATTGGGCTAATTTTGATTATATTATTGATAATAATGATAGCCATATAGATAAACTAATAAAATACTTAGAAAAAATAAACCACCTTTGGAGCAACTAACATGTTAATAACCTACATTAGATCGTCAAGCTACAATAATTATGGATATTGTGAAATGCAATACTTTATGACGTATGTTCTGGGCTATCAGTCTAAAAGTGGGAAGAAAGCAGACATGGGTACAATGGTTCATAAGGTAATGGAAGTCTTGGCTGGATTAAAGAAGTATGAACAAGATAAGCCCAAAGTCAAGTTCTTAAAGGTTGATGACGATGCTATTGGTAAATTTAAGTGCCGAAAAGAAGAACTACATACTGACGAATTAGTAAATAAATTAATTGATCTTAGCATAGATTCTTATGCCAAAAAATCACCCCACAAGTTCAGTAGCAAAGATAGAGAAGAAATAGCAACAACAGCTTGGTGCTTCCTACAGCACAGTGACGGTCAGTTTGATCCAAGGTTAAGAGATATACACTTCCCAGAACCTCATTTTGATATACCAATTGAAGAGGATTGGGCTAAGTTTGAGTATGAACAAAACGGAGAGGTATTTAAAGGACAAATAGCAATTAAAGGTACAATTGACCTTGTAACTAAAATTAATGATGATACAATAGAGGTAGTCGATTGGAAAACTGGGAGGAGAATGGATTGGACCACTGGAGAGGTAAAAGATTACAAGAAATTAGAAAATGATCCACAACTCTTGCTTTACTATTATGCTATATCAAAACTATATCCAGAGTTTCCAAATAGAATTATGAGCATATTCTTCTATAAAGATAAAGATGGTAATCCTGACCCCTCTCCTTTCAGTTTATGCTTTTCTCCAGAAGACGAAGGAAGATTCTTGGAAATGTTAAAAAACAGAGTACAGGAAATTAGACAAAATATTGTTCCAAAACCATTAGATTCCACAAGAAAACACTGGAAATGCACAAGATTGTGTCATTTTTGTAAAACTAAATGGCCCGAAACTGATATAAGCATGTGCGAATACGTAGAACAACACGTAACAGATCATGGAATGGACAAAACAATACAAGATTGTACTAAAGAAGGATTTAATCTTAGTTTTTACGAAGCTCCGGGGTAAAATATGGAAAAATTATTAACAATAGGCATGGCTACGTATGATGATTTTGACGGCGTGTACTTTTCAGTGCAGGCTCTTAGAATGTATCACGACGTAGTAAATACAGATCTGGTTGAAATCATAGTTGTAGATAACAACCCAAGCGGACCACACGGTAAGTGCGTTAAAGATTTGATAGATGGGTGGGTTCCAAACGGTAAATACATACCATTTACACATAAAGCTAGTACATCTACAAGAAATGAGATTTTTAAGAATGCTACTGGAAAATACTGCATATCTATGGATTGTCATGTGCTATTTTTTAAAAATGCTATAGATAATCTACTTGAATATTATAAAAATAACCCTTATTCTAAAGACATTATACATGGACCTCTAATTTATGACGATCTTAAGTCTCCTTCCACTCATTTCAAACCAACGTGGGGAGGTGACATGTATGGTCAATGGGCTACAGACAGCGAAAATTTAGCCAAAAAGGAGCCATTTGAGATACCAATGCAAGGATTAGGTGTATTTTCTTGTAGAACTAGCGCATGGCTAGGTTTTAACCCACTATTTAGAGGATTTGGAGGGGAGGAAGGATATATTCACGAAAAATTCCGTAGGAACGGTGGAAAAGCTGTATGTCTACCCGGATTTGATTGGTTACACAGGTTTGGTAGACCTCACGGTGTAAAGTACCCACTTATCCTAGAAGATAGAGTGTGGAATTATTTTGTAGGATGGTTAGAAATTACCAAAGACCCCGAACATCAAATGATCAAGGATATATATAACAATTTTTCTGGAAGAATACCTCAAAAAAGTTTAGACTTTTTATTGGAAGAAGCTAAAAAAACAATCTAAAAGGAGAGTCTTTATGTTTAATTTAGAAGATGCTGACAAACGGTATAATGCTGACACGTTTGGCTTTACGGAGAATCTAACTGAAGAAAATTTTTACATACCAGCAGAAGCAGAATATGAAGATTTTGGTGAAGAAGTAGAGGAGCATGACGCTGCATCGCTGTGGGAAAATATTCGTAAAAAGAAAGAACGTGAAGGTAAGAATTATAAGCCTGCCAAAAAGGGCGATAAGGACAGGCCAGATCCAGAAGCTTGGAAAAAAGCTCAATCAGCTCCGTCTGAAAAACAAAAGAAGGCTCTTGACAAAAACAAAGATGGTAAAATTGACAAAGAAGATTTTGAGCTGCTTCGTAAAAACAAAGCCGCTGAATATCAAGGCAGAAAGGTAAAGATTGGCAAGCCATTCTTAACTCCAGACGGCCCTAAGAAGAGAAGCGTTTACGTAAAAAATGATAAGGGTAATGTAGTAAAGGTTAACTTTGGCGATCCTAATATGGAAATCAAAAAAGATAATCCAGCACGTAGAAAGTCCTTCAGGGCTAGACATAACTGCGACAATCCGGGTCCACGTTGGAAAGCTCGCTATTGGTCTTGTAAGGCTTGGTAAAATGACACTAAGAAAAAAATGGAATGAGCATCTAAATGAAAATAACATGACCTATTGGCAACATTTTAGATTTGCCGTAGGTCATGGTTTAATATGTATAAGAGCTGGTGTATATTTATGTATACATGGTTTATTGCCATGTTTTAGACGTAGGGCTGGTACTAAATTAGTACAAAGACTAGAAAAAGTATTTAGCGAGAGAGAATATGAGCTTAATAAATAATGTAGCCGCAATTATAGACGCTAAAGTAAAATTAAAAGATTTAAAATACTCTAAAGACTTTGTATACGAAAGTGGACAGGGGGCTTTAAATATTAATTGGAAAAATATTTTACCGCAACCTCCTAAAAATAATAGTCTATCTACCAGTAAAGAATTAGAAATAGTAGCTGAAGCAACAAAGAAAAGATCTAACAAGGCTGTAGAGTTAGTATATAAAGTAGATGACGATCCTCTGCATTTATTTTTTGATTTTCTAGAAAGCAAAAGCATAAAAGAAAATAGAAGTGAGTTTGATCAATATTATAACCTTGTAGAGCCATACACGTATGCTTTAAAATATTATTTTAATAGACCAAGACCTGAACAAATAGCTCCATATTTGAATACAAAAATTAATGTGTTGTATACAGAAACTCACCATACACCTGCGTATCCTAGCGGTCATACGATTTACGCTGCTATTGCAGCGCACTTGTTTTCAGAAAAATATCCGCAGTATCGCAAAGAATTTTTTGAGTTGGCAAAACAAGCTGGAATTGCTAGAATATTACAGGGAGTCCACTATCCATCAGATAACAAGGCTGGGATGATAGTTGCAGAATTTTTATTCCCAAAAGTAAAGGAAAGATTGAAAAATGAGCGAAGAAGTAAAGAAATTCCCACTGACTTCACCGGGGCAACCTAGACCAACATCTAAGGAACCCGTGCGTAGACCTTTGCCCGCGAACCCAAAACAATGACGGATTCAGGTTATTATCTAGTTAATTCTAGATTCACGATATCATCCGTCACCATACAAAGCCAGATTCAAACCATCATCTAGTTCATTCTAGATTCACAGTGTTATCTGGCAACTTATAATTGAGGAGGAAAGATTGAACTGGTTTCCATTGAAGAATTTTACGCATTATAGTTTACTAAAAGGATTCTCTAAGCCGCACGAACTTGCAAAGATTTGTGCGGACAATGACTATCCAGCCTGTGGTATTACAGATTATAAATCTATATCAGGCGCAGTATCTTTCCATCAAGCCTGCAAGAAGGTTGGCATCAAACCAATCATTGGCTGTTCATTTGACAACACCACAGTGTACGCTAAAAACAAAGATGGCTGGCACGATCTTATACAGATGGTATCAATGACTAATACAGATGGAAATATGCCAACAGATATTGCTAAAGATATTATAAGCAGAAATAATCTTGTGGCATTACCAAAGTCTAAAGATAATATCAAGCCATCTTATTATGCTAAAAAAGAACAAGCAGTGCTGCACAGGGTGCTACTATGCTCTGCCCTAAAGACTACGCTGCCTAAAATACAAACCAAGATTAGAAAAAATGAATTAGAGCCAGAGATATTAGAATACTTTACTAATGATAACAAATGTATAACAAAGGGTAAGGCAACTAAAGAACTGCAATACATATACGAGTCGTGTGAAGATTATGAAATATTAAATCCTCCTATGCTTCCAAAGTTTGTATGTCCAAGAGGATTGTCGCAAGAAGAATATCTAACTGACATGGCGCGTGAAGGATATAGAAACTTTCTAAAAGACAAGGTTGGGGATGATGAAGGACTACAGCAAATCTATGGCGACAGATTTAGGAAAGAGCTACAAGTTATAAAGGATGCTGATCTATTTGGATATTTTCTTATTGTGCAAGATATTATTCAACACGTAGAAAAAGATATGGGATGTTTAGCTGGACCGGGGCGTGGATCTGCTGCTGGATGTTTAATATCCTATCTAATTGGCATCACTAAAATTGATCCAGTAGAACATGATCTAATTTTTGAGAGGTTCTATAATGCTGGTAGAAACACAGGCGGTCATGTGTCTTTACCTGATATCGACATGGACGTTCCGGGCAAACGTAGAGATGACGTTATAGATTATTTAAAAGATACTTATGGTAATGAACATGTGAGTCAGATGATTACATTTGGTAGACTACAAGGGCGTAGTGCAATTAAAGAAGTACTTCGTATAAACGAGGCTTGTTCTTTTAGTGAAATGAATGCTATAACTAAGAGTGTGCCTAATGAAGCAGATATATCTGATCAACTGGCAGACATGGACGATGAAGATAGATCAATTATTAGATGGTCTCTAATAAACCGTGCAGATGAGCTAAGAGATTTTTGCCACATCACTGATGATGGAAAGCTTGAAGGTGATTATGCAGGATATTTTCAACAAGCAATTGACATAGAAGGCACATTTAAAACACAGGGTAAACATGCTGCTGGCGTTGTAATATCTAAAGATAAACTAAAAAATGTATGCCCTATGGTAGCACAGAAAGGTTCTACAGAAAAGATAGCAGGATTAGAAATGTCAGATCTAGAAGCACTAGGTCATGTTAAATTTGACGTTCTAGGAATTAACCTTCTAGATAAACTCATGAAAATTAAGGAAATAAAAAATGGCGAATAGAGACTATATTGTATTTGATTTTGAAACAGGAAGCCGCAATCCTCATAAGACACAACCGACTCAAATTGCTGCGTTAGCATTAGACGGAAGAAACTTGTCTATGAAAGGAACTTTTAACAGCGAAATTAGACCTATTCTAAATGATGAAGCCGCAATCGCCGCTGGATTAGATCCAATTGAGGACGGAGCGCTAAAAGTCACGGGGAAGAATAGGAAAGATTTAGCTAAAGCTCCCACATTAAAATCAGTGTGGAAAAAGTTCTGCTCATTTGTAGACAAGTATAATTGGAAAAAAGACCCCTTCTTTAATCCTATTCCAGTAGGCTTTAATATTATTGGGTTTGATATGATTATTATCAATAGATTATGCCAAGAGTATGGTCCATTTGACGAAGGTAGAAATCAACAAAAGATCTTTAGCAAGATCCATAAATGTGATGTCATGGACAATATGCATATGTGGACTGAAGGAGATCCCAGCATACGATCAATCAGTATGGATACTCTGCGAGAACGTATGGGATTGTCTAAAGAAAATGCCCACGATGCATTGCAGGACGTTAAGGATACAGCCAATATATTTATAAAACTATTGAAGACTCACAGAGCGGTCTACCAGAACATTGAACTAGATAAGGCATTTGCAAATGGAAATTTATACGTCAAATAAGTACGACGACAAGAAAACTTGGCAATTATTTTCTGACGGAAAAACCAAAGGGATATTCCAGCTAGAGAGCAATCTTGGTAAATCTTGGTCAAAGAAGCTTTCTCCAAACAATATTGAAGAATTGTCAGCATTAATTGCTATTATACGGCCCGGATGTTTAAAAGCTTTCGTGGATGGTAAGTCTATGACTCAACACTTTATCGACCGTAAGCATGGTCGAGAAGAAGTCACCTATCTACATGACTCTTTAGAGGAAATTTTAGCTCCAACCTATGGAGTTCTAGTTTATCAAGAACAGTCTATGCGTATTGCGCAAAAAATTGCTGGATTTAATCTTGAGGAAGCAGATGAACTACGTAAAGCTATTGGTAAGAAAAAAGCAGACCTCATGGCGAAGGTTAAGAAAAAATTTATTGCTGGTGCAAAAAAAGTTGGAACAGTAAATAAAGAAGAAGCAGAAGAAATATTTGGCTGGATTCAAGCATCTGCTAGGTATGCTTTCAATAAATCACACAGCATTTCATACGCTGTTTGTTCATACTGGAGCGCCTTTCAAAAGTCTCATAACACAGAACAATTTTTCTTATCATATTTATACTATGCTAACGAAAAGCAAGACCCTCACAGGGAAGTATATGAATTGTTGTCTGAAGCAAAGCTATTTGACATTGAAGCAAGAACTCCTAGCCTAGCTAATTTTGATACTAAGTTTAATGTTAAAAAGGGTAAGATATACTTTGGTATAAAAGATATTAAATCATTAACAGGTAAAACTGGCGACAAAGTTATTGATGGTATAAAAGAAGTAGAATCAGAATGTAAAAAACTGATAACTAAATTTACTTGGGTAGAAATACTATTGTTCTTTGCTCCCAAGGTTTCATCAACAGCTTTCAAGGCTTTAGCTTCTGTAGGCTTTTTTAGAGACTTTGATGGTAGAATCACAAGAAATAAAGCCATATATGATTATGAGATATACAGAACTTTAACTAAAGCAGAACAAACTTGGATACAAACAAACTATAAAGATAACAAATGGACAGATTTTGTAGACTGTTTAAAATCACTAGCACCAACGAAGAAAGAAGGTGGTGGCACTAGTAAAATAGCAAGAAGGCAAGTTGTAGAAAATGAGATACAACTTCTGCTAGACCCTCCTTTTAGCCTAGATGACGATCCCGGTTGGATTATAGATCAAGAAGCTAGATTTTTAGGGTGTCCAATTACAATGACTAAAATAGACGCAGCGGATAAATCTGCTGCAAACACTACGTGCAAAGAAATTGTCAATGGCAAGAAGGGGAAAAACCTTTGCGTGGTAGGTAATGTACAAAGAATTGCTGACTATACGATAAGTAAAGGTGATTCAAAAGGTCAAATGATGGCCTTTTTAACTATTGAAGATGACACATGTTCATTAGACAGCGTTGTAGTATTTCCAAAAATTAGGCAAAAATATAAATATGTTTTATATGAAGGTAATAACCTTATTTTCTGTGGCTCTGTAGCAAAACATGAAACATCACTTATAGTAGATAAAATTCATGAAATTTAAATGGTTTTTTTTAGCTGTACAAGCTAATATACTAGGATAGGAGAGAATATGAACAATTGCTGCCTCACTGGATATCTTGTAGAAAATCCACGCACCACTATGGTTGGAGACATAGTACTAGCTGAATTTACGCTAGTAGTCTATAATTACAGAAGAGCTAAAAGCACGGGTGAAAAAAGTAGAATACCCACATACTTACAGTGTGAAGCATGGCATACTGGAGCAGAAACAATTGAAAGGTTTGCTACTAAAGGTAGTAAAATGACTATACAGGCTTCCGCAAAAAACAAATCTAAAGATGACGACAGAATTATATTTAGAATAAATGAATTTGATATTTGTAATCAGGAGTATGTAGACGAATGAGAAAAAAAAGAATTATATTTTGCACAGAGGC